GCGCCGATTTGGGGTATTACTTCACCTCGATCGTGGCATGATCGATCGCCGGCGCGTGACTGACGCGCGCCGGCATCGCCCTTCCCGAAACCAACAAGGACACCCTTGAACCATGCACTCGACAATCCTTTCTGAAGATCGCATCGGCGGCGCTTATATTCGCCGCGGCTTCCGTATGGGCGATCGCCAGCTGACCACGATGGACCCGCCGCTGACACGGGAAGAAGTCCTTTCGATCCCGTCACGAAATCGATCCACGCTGATCGATCAGGGCAATCTGGAAGTCTTTCCGCCGGCGCCAGCCGATGGAAGCGCTCCCCAGATCGCGGCCGACGCTGACGCGGATACCAAGCTGTTTGTCGTGCACATGGGGATGGGTCGGTTCGACGTGATCGTCGGGAAGAAGCTTAACGAAAAGCCGCTGAAGCGCGCCGAAGCCGAACAGCTTGCCGCGACAAAGGCCGAAGTCCAGAACTGACGGCGCGATCGCGCCGTCGATCCGAAACCTCTTTGGGAGTAAACCCCTATGGCAGTCATGCAGCGTTGGCAGGCCGCGGTTAAGGCCACGAAGCTTTTTATCGGTTCCGGTGGCATCGTTTACGCGGGGCTGGCGGCGATCGCCGCGGCGGCCGCGGCTTCGGCCACAAGCGCGGGATCGGATGCGACGCTAACCGGCGGCACCGGCGGAACGACTTCCGGCGCCGGCGGCGCTTCGAAAGTCATTGGCGGCGCGGCACTGGGCGGCAACAGCGCCGGCGGCGAAGGCGATGTGGTCGGCGGCGTCGGTCACGGCTCGTCAGCTGGTGGCCCGGCCAAGGTTACGGGCGGCCAAGGCGGCGCTACTGGCGCCGGCGGTGTGGCCAGCGTTACCGGCGGCCAGGGCGGCGCCACGTCGGGCGATGGCGGGGCCGCACAGGTCAACGGCGGCGCTGCCGCGGCTGGCAATGGCAACGGCGGATCGGTTGTTTTGACCGGCGGCGCCAAGAACGGCAGCGGTATTGCTGGCGGCATTCGCGTCGAAAGCGTTCTGATCCGCAACCAGCCAGCGCCGGCGGCCAAGACGGTCTCGGCGACGCTGACGGCCGCGGAAGTGCTTTCGCGGATCATCACGATCAATCAGGGCGCCGGCGCCACGTCGGCGCAACAGCTCCCGACCGGAACCGCGCTTCAGGCGGCGCTTCCGGCCGACTTCGCCGTGGATGACAGCTTCGACGTTTCGGTGATGAACATCAGCACCGTGGACGCCGAAGATGCGTCGATCACGACGAATACCGACATGACGTTGGTCGGAAGCATGGACTTCCCGGCGCACAGCGGGATCACGCTCGCATCGCAGGGCGTTCTGCGCTTCCGCAAAACGGCCGATCACGTTTTCTCGGTCTACCGAATTTCATAGGCCAGCAAACGGGCGGCTGATATCCGGCCGTTCATGATCCTCTTTCCCATCTTTTCAGGAGAAACTGATGAGCGTTAAGCCCGGCGACGTTTGCTTCTACGGATCGGCGAACATGCCAGATGCCGATGGCCTGACCACGGGCGGTGTTGTCGATACCACCAAGAAGATCAGCTTTGCCGATATGTCGGCGAACGGTCTTCTGGATTATGTCTCTGACAGCGCGTCCGATACGGCGGTCACGATCACGGCGACGGTTCGCGACGCCACCGGCGCGATCCAGACCGAAACCAAGACGTTGAACGGCACAACGCTGGTCAACGGCTCCCAGACAACCGAACGCATCCTCAAGGCCGTCGCAGGCGGCACGGCTGCGGTGGGCAACATCGCCGTTATGGCGCATACGGCGACAATCTCCGCGCATACCGCGCAGACCGGATCGGCGAATTCAACCGGGATCACGCCGGCGCTGATGAAGCTTCAGGCCGGCGACGGCGCTGGCCGAACGGTCGGCGAGCTGGTCCGCATCACTTCCGGCACCGGATCGGGTCAGGTTCGCGAGATCATCGCCGGCGCCAATACGTACGGGACAGACTTCATCGCCGTCGATTCCGATTGGTCGGTCATCCCGGACAACACGTCCGTCTATACGATCGCTAACGGAATGTTCTTCAACAAGGCGCCGAACAAGGTCACCGAGGTTCGCCGGGCCTTCTACAATTCATCCGCCGATATCCAGGGCGGTGCATCGAAAATCTATTACGAGAAGATTTTCGCGATGAACAACAACACGGCCACGTCGCTGACCGCGGCCGCGATCATCAAGCAAACCGATCCGTCAGGCGGAACGCTCGACTTCGCGCTGTGCACCGCGCTGAACGACAACGCGACGGCAGCAAACCGCCAGACGCTTCCGACCAATCAGGGCGGCGGTGCGCTGACGTTCAGTTCCGGTGCGGCGCCTCAATCGACCAACGTGCCGGCGCCCGGCAATCTTCCGGCCGGCGCGGCGCCGAATGCGGCTGGCGCTGAAGGCGTTTGGTTGCGGCTGACGTTGCCGGCAGGGCTGGCGCCGCAGAAGACGGGCTTTACGATGCGCGAGCAAGGCACGACCACGTAAGGGGCTGTCATGCAATTTTCAGGCTTGCCGGCAGCTGGGACGCTGACCGGCACCGATCTTATCGCGCTATCGCAGGGCGTCGGATCGCAACCGCGATCCGTAAAGCTGGCCCTTGCCGATCTGATGGACAGCCCATCGATCGGCAAGCCGCTCATGTCGGCCGTCAAGAACGTGATCTCGATGACGACACCAGCGCCCGGTTCGCCAGCTGAAGGCGATCGCTACATCGTCCCGGCTGGATCAGGCGGCGTTTGGACCGGCCAAGACAACAAGGTTGCCGTGTTCACCCTTGGCGCCTGGCACTTCCTGACGCCGTATCCCTCGCGGCCATATCGCGTTCAGGATCTGCAGCGCGACTTCCGCTGGACAAACGTCGCATGGGTTCCGGTTGCCTTCTACGACTTGCCGGATGGCGTCTACTTCGACGGAAGCCATGACGACGGCGACGTCTTCACCGCATTCATCAACGCTGTCCCGCCGGGATCGTGCATCCGCATTCCGCGGGGCCGCATGGTGATCTCTGGAAATCGCGTCTGGAACAACAACGTGAGCTTGATCGGCGAAGGTTATACCGATCGGCGCTGGCCGTACGGCTCCACAAATTGGCTGACCGACACAGACGGATCGGTTTTCTACTGCACAGCGACAACCGGCGCCGCGATCATGATCACAATGCCAATGACCGGCGGCTTCGCGGCGACGAAATCGTTCCACATGTCGGGCGTTTGCTTCATTGGGCCGGGATCAGGATCGAGCACGCTGCTGGCGACCGGAACGACGATCGGGACGGCGCCGATGTCATCGATCTGGTCTGGCGTTGTTCTCGGCAACGCCAACTTGCTGTTCGCGGCCGGCCCGTCTGAGGAAATGATCTTCCAGGGCTTGCGCTGCCGCGGTGGCGGCACTGCGATCCAGATCTCGGGGTATGGGTTCAACAATAACCTGTTTGACGGCCTCGAGATGCAGATGTGTTCTCGCGGCTTCGACGGGACGCTGTTCGGCGGCGGCGGAAATACGTTCATCAACGGCATTTCCCAAGCGATGACCGGATCGTCGTTTGTGTCGACGGATTCCGGAAGCATGACGATCGCGGATATGTGGTTCGAAAACCCGACGCTGGCCGGCGGCGATGCGATCCAGCTGACGAACGCTTATAACTGTTCGCTTCTTCGGCTGCGGATTTCTGATGACGAAAATATCCGCATCACCGGCGCTTCAACGCAAGGCGTGCACATCCGAGATTGTGTGCACATCGACACAACGCCGGTGAAGATCATCATCGACTCGAGCGTCCGATATCCCGTCGATCTTGGAACTAGCCACGGGAATTTCGAGATTATCGCTGTCGATGAACTCGACAACCCCAGCGCGATGGCGATCGTGGCGCCGTGGGTCACCAATGCGGTCGGCCAGACGGTCGATCCGGTATTCATCCTCAACGGCGATCTGGTGATCGAAAAGACCAGCAACACGCTGCTGACGTTCAAGCTTCGTGGCACGGACGGGATTCTCCGTTCTGGCACGATCAACCTGTCGTAAAAGGAGCCACCATGGCCGACGTTCGCGTCAAAGACCTTCCCAACTCGACCGCGATTGCCCGCGTGAACCTTTTCCTGATGGAAAGGATCACGGCCGGTTCAGATGAAAGCAACCCGGCGAACAACACCTACGAGTCGGACAACATCTTCTTCAAAGATTTGGCGATGGTGGCATTGCCAACGCAGGAGAACCGCGTTCTCAACGGCGACATGCTGGTCGATCAGGCGAACGAAAGCGCTGCTGTCAGCAGCACATCGGTCGGATCGCTGTTCGGTCCCGATGCCTTCAGCATCTTCGTCGCATCGACGATCACCGGAATGAACTTCACGCTCCAGCGCATCAACGATGCGCCGCCGGGATTCCTCTACAGCCTGAAAGCGACTGTCAACGCGGTTCCGACCGTGCCGGCAACCAAAGCGATTACGCTTGGAACGGCGCTTGAGGTGCAGGACAACTACGACCTCAATTACGGCGGCGCCAACGCGCAAAACTGCTGGGTCAGCTTCTGGGTGAAGTCGTCTCTGACCGGCAACTTCACTGTCAAGGTCGCGCCGTCAGCGTCGCTATCCCGCACCTTTCAGCATTCGTTTAACATCGCGAGCGGCGGCACATGGACTTACGTGTCGTTTCTGCTTCCTGGCGATCAGAATGCTGGCGCTGGCGCTGGCTGGGCTGGGCTGGCCGCAAATGCGGCATTTTTCTCTGTCTCGATTATGCTCGACTGGAATGCCGCCGATGAAACGGTTACGGCCGACGCGTGGCAATCAGGAACGACCACCGGCATCACGGGCACGACCAAGATTTCCCAGAACAACGGCGCGACATTCCAGATCACCAATGTCCGCGTCAGAAAAGGTTCGTGGGACGTCGGCTATATCCCGCGGCCGTTCGCGCAAGACCTTGGTCGCTGTCAGCGCCATTATTTCAAGACGTTCCAGCCGGGCACGGCACCGGCCCAGAACGCCGGCGTCGCCGGCGCGATCACGATCAAAAACCCGATCGCGTCGGGCCTTCCGTCGCATTATCAGCAATTCCTGGCGACGATGCGGGCGAACCCGACAATCACGACCTACAACCCGTCTGCCGCGAACGCCAACTGGCGCAATATCACAGCCGGCGCGGACGCGACCGTTTCGGTTGATCCTTCGACAACCCTCGGTCAGGAAGGCGTGCTGGTCGCAACATCGGGCACAGTGGCGAATGCCGGCGATATCCTGGCGATCCATTTGGTGGCAAGCGCCCGGCTGTCGTGACGAGCTACCTTCTCGCGGATTCTGGCAACCGGCTGATCACTGACGGATCATCCGGTTTGCTGGCCGATCCGACCGTCATCTTCCGCGATACCGGCGCTGTCGAGGCCACGCTGGGATCGATCGCCGCGAATGACGCCGGTCGCGAAGCCACGCTGGGCCAACTGGCGATCGATCGCGGCGCACCGATCGATGTGCTCGGCACGATCACGACCGATCTTGATTCGGCGCGGCGTCTCAAGAGCGATGCCGGATCGCTATTCGCGACGGACGCCGGCGATCATCTTCTTTTGACGACACGGCCGATCGCGCCGATCGAGATCGGCCGCAGCGTTACCCGCGATGCCGGCGATCCCCTCGCTGTGCTTGGCGGTATCGCGCGTGATATCCGGCCGCCCGTCGAGTGGCGCGGCACGATCAGCAACTTCGGTGACAGTTACCGGATCGTGACGGACGCGCGATCGGCGCTGGTCACGGATAGCGGCCGATCGCTGGTGTTCGGCGCCGGCCGGCCGGGGATGCCTCAGGAGGTGCTTGCATCGATCGAGACGCCATCAGACAGCATCAGGGGGCGCCTTGAAGCTGACAGCGGAAGCCTTTTTGTGACCGATGCCGGCGATCACGTCGCATACGGCCGCGGCCGTGACACTGAATCCATGGAGTCGCTTGGATCGATCTTCAAGGACAGCCGGGTTCGTATTGACGTTGCTGGTGATGTTTCGCGACTGACAGCCGCCCCAGCTGAAGAACTCGCCAGCATTACGACGCCGCCGCCGCGATATCTGCTGACCGAGGACGGCTTGGTATTTGATACCGAGAACGCCGGCCTGGCGACTGATGGCGCCGATTTGTTCGTGACCAATGCCGGCGCCCATATCGCGACAACTCCGCCGGCCGAACACTTCTGGATGGAAGGGCCGATCAGCGACACGATCCCGATTGAGATCGCGGTTGACGTGCGCCGCCAGACGACGATCCGCACCGAAAATATCGGGTCGATCGAACGCGATCAGCTGTTCCCGATCGAGATCGCCGGCATAATCGTTGCCGGTCAATCCTTTCCGATCGAAATCGTCAGCGCGATCAATCGCGCACAGATCGCACCGCTTGAGATCGTGGCTGGCGTTCAGGGCAGTACGCTTCTGCCGCTGGAAATACAGGGAGCGATCAGCCGTATCATGTCGGCGGCGATCGAAATCGCCGGCCAACTTGTCATCGGCCATCCGATGCCGATCGAACAGCTGGGCAGCGTCAGCAAGATCATCATGCTTCCGATCGAGGCGCTGGGGTCAATCGTTCGAGACAGCTTGGCACCGATCGAGTTCAGGGGGACGATCGGCCGATCCACAGGCTTTTCGATCGAGGTTCTTGCCGGTATCGCCGCTGACGACGCGATGCGGATGGAGAATGTTGGAACACTCAGCCGGGCGCAGATCATCAACCTTGAAAACCTTGGCGCGCTGATCCGAGACACCGCGATTCCTGGCGAAATTACGATCGACGTCACACGCGACACGATATTGCCATTGCTTTTCCACGGCTTCGCGCTTATCGGCAAAGCGCAGCTGCTCGGTTCGAAGGTCACGATCGTTCTAAAGGGCAAAGTGGAATAGCCGATGACCAAAACATCGCAGGACTTCACGATCTATGTCGGCGATCAGTCGTTGCCGACTTTTCAGGTTCTGGACAGCTCGGGAAATCCTATCCCGCTGACAAACATCAGCGACATTTTCTGGACGGCCCAGCGCGATCTGGACAGCGCGGCCGTCATTTCGAAATCCATGTCCGCCGGCCAGATCGTGCGGCTCAACGGCGGTCAGGACGGCCGCTTTGCAGTCACGATCGATCCCGCCGACACACAGAACCTTTCCGGCTTCTACATGCACGAGGCCGTGATCCTTGACGATCTTGGTTTGCGATCGACGGTTTCCACCGGCCGCCTTCAGGTCGGCCGGGCGCCGGTCTGGACGTACAGCGGAGATCCGCGCACAAGTCAAAAGGACCAAATCCGCTACATGGTCGGCGATACGATCGAGTCCGACCAGCAGCTGACGGACGGCGAGATCCTGTACGCGATCCAGGCGGCCGGCGGCGTCAACCGCTTCCGCATCGCATCCGATCTCTGCAACGCGCTGGCCAGCAAGTTCGCGCGGCTGGTCGATACGGTCGATAAAGACCTTCGCACCATGTATTCCAGCAAGTCGCGCAATTATCGCCAGATGGCGCTTCAATATCTTCAGAGCGCGGACGGCGCCGGCGGCGGCGTTGGATGGGCGTCCGGAATCCTGACGACGCAGAAGCGGACGCAGGAAGCGAACACGAACCGCGTTCAGCCACAATTCGTTCTCGGGATGACGGACAATTACATTCCGGAAGCGCCGGTCGGAAACGAGACACAATCGTGATCTTCTATACGATCATTGGCCTTCGCGAGCTTCAGGCGAAGCTTCAGCGTATCCCGCCAGATGTGCAGAACCGGCTGCGGCCGTTCATGGCCAGCGCGACGATCGTCCTTCGCAATATGGTGAAGGGAAACATCGAGCTTCGGTTTCGATCGATTGGAGATCTCTATAAATCCGTTCGGTCCAGCATGACGGAACGGCCGGGCGCAATCACGGGCCGGGTCTACACGCAAGGCATCCCATACGCCGCAATCCAAGAGTACGGCGGCGAAACACGGCCGCACGACATTCTGCCCGTGCACGGCAAGGCGCTGGCCTTCCAGATGCGCGGCGGCGGTTATGCCGGCGGGATCGGATCGGATTGGCGGCGCGGGTTCGGCCGCGGCAGCTTCGAAACGGCGCTGACGATCGTGCGCAAGGTCAAGCACCCGGGATCGCGCATCCCGCAGCGGTCTTACGCGCAGCTGGCCCTGTTCCAATATCGGGTGCCGTTTCAGGACGGCATCCGTCAGGTTGTCGATGGAGCGACCAAGTGACAATCCCGGCGCCGACTGATCCGTTTGCGGTCCTTCAGTTGGCCTATCAGAATCTCTACGACCTGATGAAGATGCTGGGGCCTGACAACCCCGATCCGGCCTTGCGCATCTTTAAGACGTTCAGCGACGATCCGATCGAGATCCAGCGGGTCCCGCCAGGCGAGCAGCCGGCGCTGTTCCAAGACGAGGCGTTCGAGGACTATATGTATAGCGGTGCGGTCCTGACCTTCATCGTGGCAACGGTGTATTTCCACATCGGCTGCACATCGACCAAGGGTCAGATCAGCGCCAGCAAGACCCTCAATCCGCTCATTTCGGCCGTTCGCGCCAAGCTTCAGTCGACCGTGCCGGGCGATGAACAGCAGCTAAACCTTGGCGATCGCGTCACGGCCGTCCGGATCAAGGGCACGGCCATGAAGAACCTCGGCGCTAATTCGACCGATACCGAACACCGGCAAGCGGTGTATTACTTGCCTGTCGAGATTGTCATCGCCGCACAATAGGAGCCCCAATGCCCGACGATATCGCCGCCAAGATCGATCAGACGGTCGATGCCTGGTTCAACAACACGACCCACAACGGGCCGATTGCGCGTGACGCCGCGATCTTCCAACAGCTGTTCGCCGCCAAGGATCAGCTGAAGAAGGATCTCGCCGGCGCGCTGAACGTCAACCCGGCCTAACGGGCCACAACGCAAAGGAGCCAAATCCATGCCTGTCGTTAATGGCCAGAAGGTGTTCGCCGCTGGCCGCTTCTTTGGGATCAACAACGTCACGGTCCCAACGCCGACCGTGTTCGGCGTTCCGCAAGATCAGACCATCACGTTCAAGCGCGACGTGAAAAGCCTGTTCGGCGAGAACCAGCTGCCGGAAGACGTTTCGTCTGGCACAATGCAAGTCAGCGGCAAGGTCACGCTGGCCACGCTCAACCCGCGCATGTTCGCCGATCTGGTGTTCGGCGTCAGCGGAACGCCAGGCCAGACCAATCTGGCCAACAAGGAACCGGGGGCAATCCCGGGCAGCGGTCCGTTCACTGTCACGGTGGCTAATTCCGCGACTTGGACCGGCAACGAAGGCGTGATCGATGCGACCACCGGCAAGCCGATGGCGCGCGTCGCTTCCAGCCCGGCCGCCGGCCAGTATTCGGCCGCCGCCGGCGTCTACACCTTCTCCAGCGCCGATCAGGGCAAGGCGGTGCTGATCAGCTACACGTTCACGATCTCATCTTCCGGCGAAACCGTGCCGCTGAATAACGCGCCGATGGGGAAGGTTGGCAACTTCACAGCCGTCATGCAGTTCCTCTGGGGATCGGAGCAATCGCTGTTGACCCTGAACAACTGCCTTTCAACCGACACCGAACTGGCGACGAAGCTGGACGATTACGGGAAGCCGACGTTCGGCTTCAACAGTTCGTGCGATACCAGCGGCGTGTTGGGCAGCTTCAGCTTCGCGGAAGCCGCATGACGCAAGAGCCCATCAACGTGGGCCTGCGCCGACAGCTTGTGTTCGAGAACGCCGTCATCGGTGTCCCTATCGCGGACATCATGGCGGCGTTTTCGCTTTCCGAGCTCGAAGTTCAGCAGGATATCGCGTTCGTCCGCCGCAAGCTGACCGAGTATCGCTTCCGCCGGGCAATGCCGCCCCTGGCCTGCGAAACCGCCTTCGACATTGCGCTGAACCGGCGGCCGCTTCTGGACACGCTGCGCAAGCTGGGCGAGAAGTACCTTTCCTCGGACCTTCTGATTCCTCGCATCGGCGTCCACAAGGTGTCCAGCCCGGCCGATCTTCGGGATGCCGGCCGAAAGGTCCAAGCAACGGTGATCTGATGACTGTAACGCCTGCCGTAATCCCTGACGATCAGCTCGAAGGTGTTGAATATATCGAGCTTGGAAAGAAGAAGACGAAGTGGCCGATCCTCGAGCTGGCCCCGTTCCAGATGGAGAAAATCTGGGAGCCGATGCTGGCGCTGACCGATTACTTCGAAGGCAAGATGGCCGCCGGCGAGTTCGGAAAGACGGCGCTTCAGATGACGGCCGATCAGTATCGGTCGATGATGGACATGGTCTTCTGGGGCCTGAAGGGTGCGCACCCCGATCTAAAGAAGGAAGAGTTCGAACACGAAATCAAGTTCGATCCCTTCCAATGTATGCGCGCCTTCTTCATCATTCGCCGGCAAAGCGGCCTGTTCGCGGTCGTGCCCGCTGATAGTCCTGAAGCAAAAAAAGACGAGGCGACGGACAACGGCAAGCCCCTCGCCGGCCCAACTG